TTTTCTCTGGTACAACACCATAAATATAGCTTGACGGATATTGAAAATATGATGCCTTGGGAACGTGAAGTGTATGTAAACATGCTTGCACAACACTTACAAAAGGAACGAGACCGTATCGCTGAGGAAAACCGACGCTAATGGAAACAGGAGCAATCACTAATTTTTTAAAGAACTCTATGCAAGAATTATTTGCAGGAGTTCGTGGTGCTGTTGCAGCACCTAGTGATTATGTACCTGCTATTGTACCAGTTCCTGTTAGTGATGTTAATAATCAGTTTGCAAGTGGCACAGAGACATATAAAACAGCAGATGCTATCAAGAAGAAGGAGACAAAAGAGACTGTAGTAGAAGAGAAAACTATAGAGAAGGTAATACCAGAGGTAGCACAGCAAAAGAATTTACCATATAAAGTAGAAGTAGAACTAGCAGAGGGTGGACTGGTAAAACGTCCAACTATCGCAAAGGTTGGTGAAAAGGAACCTGAGATAGTAACTCCTGTCAAAAATTATGGAGAAGCAGTAAACGAGATATACAAAGAAGGTGCGTCAGTTCTTATTAGTTCCTCTATAGGATTCTTAAAACAGTTGCCCGCATCCCCTGCCAGAGGCAGTGTCATGGCAGAGGCACAGAAGTTAAAAGCAATATTTGGTATATCAGGTTCAGCAAAACCCGCTAAGAAGATCGGATTAAAATCAACACTAGACTGGTGGGGTGGACAGAAGATGGCGGGTGCTGCACCCATGTCACCTAAAGAAGAGAAACAAGCAAAACAAGATCCAACAAAGGGATCAAACAATCCACTTAGTTTCTTAAAAAAATTAAGTAAACTTAAAAATCTTAAACTAGGTAAGAGACTAAAGTTCCTAAAGAAAACTAAGGTAGGAAAGAAAATTAGAAATGTTCTTGCTGTTGGTAAGAAGGGAATGAAGTCTGTGAGTAAAGTTGCTAAGTCTGGTACAAAATTAGTCAAAGGTGCGAGTAAGGCAGGAACAGCACTGTTAAAGAAAGGTGCTAAGAAAATTGCAGCAAAAGTTGGTGGTAAAGCAATAGCAAAAGTAGGTGCAAAAGCACTAGGTAAAGGACTATTAAAGAAGATACCATTTGTCGGTCTAGGTGCAGGACTGTTATTTGCAGGACAAAGATTAATGAAAGGTGACTTTAAAGGTGCAATGCTTGAAGCAGCATCTGGTATCGCAGGTACAATACCTGGCGTTGGAACTGCTATATCTGTAGGTCTAGATGCTACACTTGCTGCTAAAGACATGGGCGTGTTGCCAGGTCAGAAAGAGGCAGAGCAGCAACAAAGTGGTGTACAAGCACCTGATCCTACTAAGGACATGTATGGCAGACCTATTATATTGAACCCATCTACTGAGAAAGCATGGAACAAAGCAGTCAACGCTGCTGCTAAAGATGGTATCAACCTACCTATGAGTGTAACATCATCATATAGAAGTCCAGAACAACAACAAGCATTGATAGACGCAGCTGAAGCGGGTGATGAGAACGCCATAAATCCTGCACCTGTAGGACAGTCACCACATGGACAAGGTTGGGCAATTGATATTGATTACTACTCAAAAGCAAACCAGTGGATGAGAGACAATGGTAAGAAGTATGGTTTTGAATGGCAAGGTGAGGGTGATCCAGTTCACTTTGATTACTATAACAACGAACCTAACGATAAATGGTTACAACCTGGCAAAAATAAGTGGATTCCTAACCTTGATGATCCAGTAGGAGCACCATCATCAGGTTCTACGTCTCCTGCACAAGGTGGTGGAGGTGGATCTTCTATTACTGCACCTGGCACAGGTGTTGCAAAAGAAACGTTAAATGGTGAACCAGTAACACAAGGATTAGGTGAGGGTCAGAAGAATTCTGAGGTAATTCCTATTCCTAATACTAAAATTGTATACTTACCATCACCACCGAATACCTTGACAGGAGCAAAGGCAACTAAAAAGGTTGATTTAAAGACAATCATTGACCCCATGGGCAAAGGAGTAGTGAGAACTTAAATGAAATTACCTGGCGATTCTGATAACATGGATAAAGGCGTATCACATGAGATGATGCAGAGATCTCTGCAGTCACAACGTCGTGTGGTAAAACGTGTTGGGTTATTAGAGGATAAAGTTGAACAATTAGAGAATGTAGAAGATAGAGTTGATGATCTAGAAACAGCTGAAGTTGAACCTGGCGTACAACTAGGGGACTTAGCAGATGGTGCTAAGAAAGTTGCTAAGGGTATAGGCAAGTCCATAGGCAAGAACGCACAACTACTTGCTGATAAAGCAGGAAAGGGTCTAAAGAAGGCTGGGAAAGGTGCTGTAGATGCAGCGGGTAAAGGTTTAAAATCAGCAGCAGATGCAACTGGTAAAGGAATCAAAGATGCTGCGACTGCAACTGGTAAAGGTATAAAGAAAGGCGTCAAGGATGCTGCATCTGCTACTGGTAAAGGTATAAAGGATACTGTAGGCAAAGCGGGTAGTAAGATAAAGGATGTAGGTAAAGGTATAGGTGATTTTATAAAGGACAAAGCAAAAATTGCTAAATCTCTTGGAAAAGATAAACCTAAATCCTCTACCAGTGATAAACCAGAGGAAGAATCAGTCAATGGTAAGAGTACAGTAAAACCTCCTACACCTACAACACAACCGTTAGATGATTTAGTTCCAGATCCAATAGCAGCACAGAGTAAGGACAAGGACGGTAACACAATATATGACAAGAACGAGAGGGTAAGACAGTTCTTTGAATCGCAGGGTAAACCTGTACCTGCTAAGTATGCTAAACCTAGTGACTCACCAAAAGTAGAATCACTAGAGAATGTAAATGCAAGTGAGGATGATGCAGTAGATAAGGTCAAGAAAGATCTTAGTGATGAATTTGAAGTGGATGAGAAGATGAAGAAAGCATTTAGCGATGCATTGGCACTGCCCGCTAAATCTGCTGCTGTTGCAATGACAGATTTACTAGAAAAAATTCCTGCACCAAGTAAGGAAGCATCTAAGATATTGAATAGAAATATTAAAAAGTTAGCAGCAGCGTTTAACTTAGGTGCTGCTAGTTCCGAGGTTGCAAATGATGAAGAAGATAATGACAGTGATCAAGATGAAGATAAGATACCAAGATGGCAAGTGATGTTAGGTAACTTAATAGGAAAAGCATTTAAACCTAACAATGCAGGAGCAGAAGGTGGCGGTGGCGGTGGTCAACTTATGTTACCAGCTGGTCAAGCAGGAGATCCTTCATATGGAAGACGTGCACCATTCACAGGAACTGCCGATGGTATAGGACTTGGCGACCCCAAAACAGGCGAGAGGGCAATGCAACCCATTAAGAAACGTAAATCTCTTGCTAGGAAACTGTTTAACTTGACACCTATGGGCATGGCATTCAATGCAGGTACTAAGATATTCCAAGGTGCAAAAGGATTAGCGGGTAAAGCATCTGGTTTAGGTAAGGGTCTAAAAGGTTTAGCTGGCAAAGCATTTGGTATGACACCAATGGGTATGGGTTTGAAACTTGGTATGAAAGCATTTGGTGGTATTAAAAATATATTTGCACCAAAAGATGAGCAAACAGTAAACCTAACAGAATTGACTGATAAAACTATAAAAGAAAATAGAGAGTCAGCAGATTCTAAAACAGAGAAACAAGTTGCACTTGCGTCGGGAGTCATGGCTGGAGGATCCGAGGATACTCCCCCTCCTGCTCCTTCTCCACAAGAAGGTAGTGAACTTGCACAACCTGAGATTATTGATTCTCCCTACCTTGACGTATACAACACCACATCGCAATTCTAATGTCAGTAAATCAGAAGTCAAATTTTAATATAGTTGGATTCTTCATTGCTGACTATCCTCCTGTAAATACAAATCAGGTATTGTATGTTCAGTATATTGAAGATATAAGATCTGCTACTACACTCATGGACGTGCAGATTACAGATACTGAAAGTGGTTTCTTGTCAAAACTAACTGGCATGGAAAATGTTTTCTTGGTAATTGATGACAGTGAGGGAAAGACACAATTAGGTGGAGATTTTGTTATCTATGATATACAAGATAGAAAAAATATAAGTGGAAAGTCATCAGCAGTATTGAGATTATGTAGAACTGATTTTTTAAACAACGCTGCTAATAAAATATCACGTAGATTTGGTAAAGGTGGTGGTTCTAAGATAGATAGGATCGTTAAAAAAGAGATCTTGCAAGATCTTATGGGTATTGATAAAGCAAGACTCACAGATTTTGAACCAACGTTAAATAAGTTTTCATTTGTATCACCATACTGGAATCCATTCACAGCAATAAGATGGTTAGCTGCAAAGGCAATACCCGCAAAAGGTAGTGGATTTAATGCTACTGCAGGATATTGTTTTTATGAGACGAGATCAGGATATCATTTTGTATCTTATGATTCTTTCTCAAAGAAAACACCTGTTACTAGAATTGTTGCAGGACATGAGGGAGAAGAATTAGAGGAAGAAGAGGACAAGGGTATTATATCTGTATCAAAAGTGAATGTAGAATCATCGTGTGATTTATTGGCGGGTTTGAACATGGGTTCTTATCTAAGCAACATTATGACAGTGGACTTGAAAGATATGAAATATAGAGAATATCCCTTTAATATCAATAAATATTACAAGAGTGTTCCATTAATGAACTCTCGCGAGACACCAGAATTCTATAAAGGATTTGATAAGAGCACCACATATACAAGGATTATGTCTAAGATATCTGACTCTGCATTGTTTACCAGAGGAATATTCACAAGAGATTTTACAAAGCAACTTTCACAATCATCGTTGAGAGAAAAATTATTTTACAATAAAAAATGCACTGTAGAATTAGTATCAGATTATTCACTAGAAATTGGTGAGGTTGTGCAACTAGACATATACAAAGGTGGTAGAGAT